GCGAGAGATGCAAACTAAAAAACTCAGCTACGAGTCAAGACGACCCGTAACATGAAAAAATGAAATTTTCTCCCCCACTAATTAAAGTGGTTTATACTGGATCGACCTGGTCAGCATTTTTGCTAGACCGTCTCCTCGGTACCTACAACATATATGTAGGATTAGTAACACGATAAAAAATATTACAATTTCGTGTTTTATAGCAACAGGACTTTCTTCAAAGTTCTGCTGTTTGATACAACAAGTGAAATGATTTAAAAACCTAAACCCCTTAAATTTCATGGAGGTGGGGGTACTGGTGGTAACGCAGCAAACAATCGACTCCTAAATGGTGGGGCCCCTTGAAAGCGCAAAAATTGAAAATCTTCACCTATTGCTGTATCGTGAAATATAGAACCAACAGCAAAATCTGTGGTAGTTGGTCTATTAGCTAATTCTCCCGTAAAACAATAAGTAAAACGCGATATATTACCTGATAGCATCTGAGAGTTAATCGTTTGATTCCTCTGTTCAGACTCAGAATTATTGGTACCAGAATTAAATGCTGGCTGCCATAAATTAGAAGAATAATATGGAGTTACAAACTCTACACCACCATTACTTAATAAATGATAATTGATGGTTCCTTCTATGCCTGACTTGAATCCACGTGATAAATCCAAAACACTACCAAGTGAAATAGTAGAAACATCAAAAGTTTCTTGTCTGTAAAGCGGAGACAAACGACGCTGTACAGCAGTACTTGGTATAAAACCATTAGCGTTATCTCGCAAAGTTACTGTAATATAATCAGTAGGATTAACTGTAAAATCACCGATAAGTTTCAATCTGTGCTTCATAGAACCACGCATGCCCATGAAAGCATAACGTAAATATGAAAATAAATTTCCATTAATCTCTGCACTAGCAGATTGAGGTTCAACTCCTCCGGTGTTTGTATTTTGGTAAAATCCTGATGTAGTTTGTGGTATACAACTTCCATCTAAAACTCCAAAGACTGCAACATCTCCAGCCGATGTAGTATAGGATATACCAGGGTTAGAAGTGGTTTGATATCTTTTTAATAAATTTCGAAAACTAACTATCTTCTCACCCATATGATCAACATGAATATCTTTGTGACTAGAATTTCCAGGATTGATAACGATAGGCTCCTCTGAAACAACAACAGCTGACTCAGGGGTAACTGCTACTGGCGGCACAATATTTGCACCACAAAGAGCAGTTTCACTAACTGGTGTTTGCCAGTATTCAACTACATATAAAAAGCCTTGAGCTGTAAATGTAGCACCCAAAATATCTTGAGGTTGTACTGAAATACCAATTTCGTTAATGTCTATATCATCAAAACCTGTAACTGGGACGGCAACACCGCCTAATAAAGCTTGTTTAAAAAACAGCATAGTCTCAACAAGATCATATTGATTAGTTTCGGTAGGCAATAAAATTCTATCGAATTCTATACCTTCCTCGGAAGGACGGCCATATTCAATGTCATCGGACCATGCATATACATTAATAGTAACCGTCGAATCAGGCGTAGGTTGTACAAGTTCATTCAATACCCTTACTTCAAGTACTCCATTATTATCTGAAGATCCTTGATTATCAGGAACAAATGAGGCATCTGGAGATTGCCCACCACTAGCATAAAAATAAGATTGATTATTCGAATAAGGATTCTCTTGATTCGCTATTGGAGCAGATCCATCAAATAATGGTCTATCTTGCGAAGGTGCAGGCATATTACACCAACTACGTGTAGCAGCCCAGTCACATTTAATTGTAACTGTTTGACCATTTTGAATATCCAAAATTACACTATTTTGTTGATTTAATGGTGCTTGATTGCTCCTTATAATAGAATTATATTGTTGTATATTAGGTTCATATCTAATCAATAATTTACCTCTATGAAAACGAGAACAAACAACCTCAAATGTAAAATTTATTGTACCACGCCAAAATGTGAAAGGACGAGATGAAAAAGCCAAAGCTGAATCTAAAAATACGTTCTGTTCAAACGTTGGATCTGCAAGACTAGGAACAGTACCTAGACAAACACCCAAATTAGGCGAAACTACAGAATTCCATAAAACAGTTGACATACTTAAATCCTCATCTGTCCAAACAAAAGTTCCAATATATGATTTTCTCGATGCGATAGCTCCGATGCACAACTCATCGTAGTCCATTCCTCCCATGGATGGATCAATAGAAAGTTCATTTTTTGGATCAATTGCTAAAGTATAAGCTGTATCATGAACGCTAGTAGTAGCACCATTCTGAAATGGCATATTCTTAACGTAAACAGCTTTATCTAAAATATTCGGTCTAGACCAGCCAAAATAGGAAGCAACAGCTCCCAGGCCTGCTGACACAGCACTCACTGTTGTCGCAATTGGTCGAAAAACCGGTATAGCTGCAGCAGCAGCTGAAATATTAGTAATTGCAGTAGCAGCCTTCGTAACAGGGCCAGGATCTTCGTGTTCTGATTTTGTAATTTCCGCTTTAGCTTGTGATGCCAAATTGGATAAATCTGTACCTAAATCTTGACCTACTTGTGTTAAAGAAGACTTTCCTGCAGCATAATCTGAAGCCATTGAACCGGCCGCAGACATAATACCTTTATCCATAGCTTCTGCTGCATAACCTGCACCTTTTTGTAAAACACTTGATTCGGCAGTAATATCAATATTTGTGGCTGTAATACAACCTAATTCAATATTTTCTACCCATGCAAATACATTAATAGATACAGGTCCTTCAAAATCTGCGTTAGCAACTCGAATTGCATTCAAAGTTCGCAGATATAATCTTCCAGCTTCTTCAAAATCTGGAAAAGGTGTACTATTCGTTATTACCAAGCCGTCTAAAGCTGTTAATCGAAATTTTTGTTTATAAGAAATAAAAGGCAAACACATTTCTAATGGCATATTATCTTTAGGATCAATGGTTTTTGTACCAGGAGCCTGTGATAAATAAGCGTTAAAAAATTGTCTAGCTCCTCTCTGTTGAGTTGTTGTCCCATTTTGAATGAGATCCTCTGCAACTGTTTGAACAGCAATCAAAGGTTCATTAAAAGTAGGATAAGGTTGGTAAGATGCCAACAATCTTCCATAATGATACGGAGTACCTGAAAGCGCAACTCTAATACATAAATTTCCTTTAAAATAAGCGTAATTAGATAACTTAGCACGAATAGTTGGGTCTCTAGACCATAAATCCCAGACATCAAGTTGTATTCCATATTCACCTGTGAATTTATCATCCCAGATTGAAATTGGACGTCTAAAAAATTGATCAAGATCCCATTGTGTATTGCCACCATCCATAGTATTATGTAATGATGGACCAAGAGAAGCAACATCAGGAGTTTCTCCCATATGATCGTGTACGTTCTGGTTTGATTCCTTAACGGTAGGTTCACCTGTGTGAAAATCACCTTGATCACCAGATACTGTACTATCATAGGGTGCTGACTCAGAATGAATCTGAGATCTCCTAAAAATACGTCTCTGTCTAGTTTGTTCATAAGAATTTAATTTAGCTTGAGTTTTAGCAACTCTTGATGCATTCAATAAAGCGTCATAGCGCTGCTTATAAGCAGCTGCATTGGCACCGTATTGGAGCTCAAAAGATAAAGCTAGCTCAGCTAAGTCCTTACTATCAATCACTGGATTTCCAGTAATTGCTGGGTCTGCAGTAGGTTGCAAGCCAAAAGTATTTATATTAGCCATATTAGTATATTGACAACATTGTCAGTCTTCAGAGAGCGGTATTCTCGCATCTCACCCCTCTAGCTACGGTATATCGGCCTCCGAGGGACTCTCTGGAATTTTATCATAAATTGAGGCTCGCACTTCCTGAAATGAAGGAAATGCAGACAGAACAACATCATATTGTCTGTCATAAAGTTCACTCGCCACTTCAGCAAATCGTTTTCTTAAATGAAAATAATCTTCAGCGGTTGTGTGAAAAAATAATTCTCGTAAAGCTGATGTGCATGAATCTATCATTTGATCCTCTACATTAACTTCACGCGAAGGCAAATAATAACATATAGCCTTCATAATACTTTGTCTGTCTAATGGAGCAACCCAATGACCTAAATCTTCTCTAAATACAAAATTTCTTTTTAAAAATGAAATTTGATCTAATTTAAGAAATGGTGTCATTTCAAGGGTTTTAGCTGCATTAGTATAATCTAATCCATATATATTTTTACAAAATGATTGATAATGTACGTTGTTGAAAAAACTTTTACAAGGTTCCTTAACAGCAGCAATAACATCATCACCATAAATACAAGGTTTAACATTTTCGAAAAAATCTTCGTTTGAAGGTCGCATAGAAATAAAAGCATAAACTAACATTGCTAACCCTCTCAAAGAATTATCTTCAGCTGTCGCATATTTACCCGAAGGTTGAAATGCTGGCGCTGCGAAAATATCTCCTGTATTAACAATTGTAGGATATAAATTATCAGACAATATGCCACGCACGATATTTAAACTATCTTCATTATAACCAAAATGTTTCAAAACATTGTAAACTATGGTATTTGCAATAAGTCCAATATCGTAAGGCATTGATGTATCAAAGCCACCATAATCTCCTTCCATATATTCGTCGGAGAAACTTTTTAAGCCATTAACTAAATCGTCCACGTCTGTGGAATGCATATTTATACCAATTTGAGTTCCAAAAATCTCGGAATGTTGATTCAACAAAGTATAAAAAGGCATTAAATACATACGATTCAATAACGTGGCATCATAAGGTGACATACAGAAAACTCGTGTTTTAGCAACTCGACACTTTTCATATGATCTTGGTTCGTCTTTAAGCTGTGCTCCTAAAAAAGGACACGCATCGCGACCATTCTCATAAGCATCTACTTGTTCCAACACTTGTTCTGTAACTGATTTTTTAGGCCAGTAAGAATCCTTCTTAAAAGGTAATTCTACTTGATCTGACCACTTCTTTTTAGCGCCCATATATGACCACCCACCTGAGGTAGATGGCTTCATAGCACGCATATAAAAATCCTCTGGATGCCCATTTTGAGCAACTGCTAGAGGAACTGGACGTAATCTCTTAACTCCTTCTTTTCTCAATCCTTTAATTATGTGACCTGTAATATAATTTACAGTTTTGTCCATTAATTCAGGATCTAAAGAGTTTTTGAGAACACCAGCCTTTTTAACAAAATTATTAAATGGCGCGTAATACTGATCTCCTCGTACTACAGCGGAGAAAGGTGGTGGACCAAAATATGGTTTTCCATCTTCTCTAAAACAAGAGCAGCCTGTCAATTCTTTAGCGAATGGTACAAACTTACTCGATCTTAACTTGGATTTTCCAGGTTTTAAAATAGGGTAATCTTTTATTGCCCCATAAACTTCTAAGCCCGGAATCTCTTCAAAATTAAGAGGAGATCTATCATGCGGTCGATTAGTTAAATCAGGTGTCGTAATAGGCATTCTTAAAATACCTTCTGACATAACCCTTAAACTAGTCGTCGTCTGAAAAATTTTATCTTGAGCCTCTCTTAGTGAGTCTCCTGATACATATTGTGTAAAAGCTAATGATGAATTTGCATCGCCTGCACAATGTATACCTAATAAGATAGATTGATTATTTACAGTTCCTACTAAAGGTAAACCACAACTTCCTTCTTTATGATCTTTCCAATTATATGAAAAAGCATGGGAAATGTTGAGGTCACCCAAGGTTGAAACGACTCTACCATATTTATATGCCTTCAATGAAGCGTCGCCCAATTGACAATTAACGCCAAATCGGACACTATGAAACGCCTTATAATCAGGACATAGGTAGCGCCTAACATCACGGAACTTTAATCCACGTAATCTAACTAACACGGCATCAGTCTCGTTATTATCTTCATCTTTTAATATACAAATTTCAGAAGTCGAGAATCTAACCTGTTTTACATTTACACCCGGTCTTACACAAGTAGTAATAAACCATTTGCTGTTCCTTGTTGGGTTCAATGTATGTTTGTTAATTAATGCAAAATCTTCAAATAATCCTAAAATATGAGTCTTCTGACGGTACTTTTGTCCATCTTGGTGAGTCTCTACTTCAGTTAATCTAACATTATGAGATATTGCATTATGTACGGCACTCAGCGTATTGTCTGTACACTGATTCACCATTGTAAAAGGCACTGGTCGAGGTTTATCCCAATCAATACCATTTGTAGGCTTCTTTCGTGGAGGTGGCATTTCACATTTAGTATTTAATTCTAATTTCTCGAGTTTTTCTCGAACTTCAAAAGTATCTAAATCTTCATGTGTTTGTAATACCTCTCCTTCAACAGCTGTAGGTAAATCCCTAACAGCCTCACGAAAGTGTTCATTCTCCTCCTCTAATTTATTAATTTGAGTTGTCTTGTAAATTGCCCAAATAGATGCAAAAGTTGTTACGGTTATGCTAAAAGCATATAATTTAAAATCCGCATTAACCTTAGGCATCGAAACTGAGTAATGTTTAACAAAACTATCATATAAAGTAGGAGTCTTTTCAACAATTTCCAACCATCCCCAAATATCTCGAAGATGTCGAATATAAGCTAATAATCTAGCGTGATTATATTTAATTTTATTATGTGATTTTCGCACTAAAAATGATCTTTCTAACATCGTCTTACCTGTCAAATAGAAAAATCCAACAAAAAACCATCCAATAAATAATTGAATAGTAAGTTGAACAATTTTAATAATAGGATAAATCGAATGATAAGATCTAATGCTAAAAATATAAATATAAGGATAAATAAATAACCACATTGCATAAATAATTTTCAAGAAAAAATCCAAAGTAAATATTCTATGGATTTGCTGTGCTACTTGCACAGACTCCGTACGAACAGACATATATTCATCCACAAAAGTTTCAGCTATTTGCGGAGTCATATCTGTTCTAATTTCTTGCATCTTAATATGTTCAGTCATGTTTTCTTTAAAAAACTCCGTTAACTCGTAAATGTCACATTTCTTTTTAATAACAACTTCTTGCGAAGCTTTATTTGTAACAGGTTCGTACCTGTAAATTGTGAATTCCCATCTATCTAGAGGAGGAGTTTCTGCAGCCAGTGCTTTAGCTTGGTCTAATCGACAAGAGCCTTCTTTTAAAAACTCTTTCTTAACAACTGGCTTAACATAAACTATTCTGCGTTTTACCGCAGCAGGATTATTAACAATTACATCTAAATTCATAGATTCATCGTTACAATCCAT